GTCGTCGATTCGATTATCGAGGAGGCAGACCCCCCCGACACCGCGGTCGAAGCGAGTGCTGACGGCGGTACCGCGACACAACCCGCCGAATCCGTCGCCGGACCGGAGGCCGGTTCCGAGGAATCCGGGGGGGGCGCGAACGATCACCACGACGACGCCGGCGACAAGTCTGTCGATCCGTGGTCGTCCGTTCGGGCGATCTACGAGGACGACGAGGAGCCGAACAGTATGGCTCACTCGCTCGCGGTCAACCTGTTGCTCGACGAACTCCCCGTCTTTACCGCGCGGGAAACGGACCGGATCTACGCCTACGACGGCGAGACCGGCTATTACCACGAACACGGCTCACCGGAGGTGAAACGCCACCTCGTCGATCACCTCGATCACGCCTACCGGATCAGTCGAGAACACGAGATACTCGCTCGCCTTCGCGGAAAGACCTACGTGCCGATCCGTGATGTCGGTGCGCCCGACGGGCTGCTATGTGTAGCGAACGGCGTGCTTGACCTCCGGGATCTCCCCGGCGGCGAGATCGAATTGCTCGATCACGATCCCGAGTACCAATTCCTCACCGGCCTTCCGGTTGAATACGACCCCGACGCCGACTGTCCCCGGTTCCGCGAGGTCGTGAACGACGTCGTGAACGACCCCCACATTGAAACCCTACAAGAGTACGTCGGCTACTGCCTTCGGCCGTGGGACGCCACGTTCAAGCGCGCAGCCGTATGTCTCGGTCCGAAAGACTCCGGGAAGTCAACGGTATTGAACGTCGTCGCGGCGATGCTCGGCGACGAGCGAAACGTCTCGAATCAGAACCTCTACGCGCTCATGAACACGCGCTGGGGTACGGCCCAACTGCACGGAAAAATGGCGAACATCACGAACGAACTCGGCACCCAGGCGCTCAAGAACATCGGGCTCTGGAAAACGCTTACTGGGGGCGATCGCCTCGTCGACGCTGAACGGAAAGGCGAGCAGAAATTCCAATTCCGACCGACGACGAAACACATGTTCGCTACGAACCGCCTTCCGCCCGCCGACGGGGCCGACGAGGCGTTTCACGAGCGGTTCCTGCACATCCTCTTTCCGAAGGAGGTACCACCGGAGGAGCGAGAGCGAGATCTCGATCGAACGATCATCGACGCCGAGCTGGCCGGCGTGCTCAATTGGGCGATCGACGGCTACCGCCGACTGCTCGATCAGGACGGCTTCGACTTCGATCCCCTCGTCGGCGAGAAACGAGAACGGTGGGAAGCCTACGGGAACTCGATCGGCCGGTTCAAACACAATTGTCTCAGGCTCACTGGGAGCCCCGACGACGTGATCGTGAAAGCGATCGGCTACGACTTCTACACCACCTACTGTGAGTACGCTTCGCTCGATGTCGAATCACAGACCAAGGTTACGCAGAAACTCAAAGAGGACAAGCACATCAGCGACGCCCGACGGAAGGCTCACCCCGGGGATAAACAACGGACTGCGTGGATCGGTGCCACCTACAATCCCGACGCGCTCGACGCTCTCGGCTTCGATCCTGGCTCGCAACTCGACGAGTTGCGATCAGCGAACGACAACGAGGACGACGAGGCCGGCGGCGAACGAAGTCACAGGCTGGACGGCTTCGAGTAACGCCGATTTTTTCTACAGTCAAATATGGACAACAAGACATATCTCAAAATAAGAGGCAACATAATCCGGGGTATCACACTAATCACACTTTTGCCGAGCTTTTTGGTATCCTGAGCCGGGTAACAAAGTGGTAACAGGGTCGGAACATAGTAAGGATAGCAGAAAAAGTGTGATAACCATGACGAAGCGGATGATATTGCTTGTACCGGCTCTCTGCTCTCTCGCCCTGATGTGTCAAATAGCACGTGACACCTAACCCCATGCGCCGCGTACGGTCTTCAACGTGGTTTCGGACGAACCGATTGAGGGTCGCTGCAATGCTCGCGCCGGCGAGAACGCCGAGGGGTACTGCGAGCACTATCCTAAGAAGGACGACGTCGGCGAGCCGATCAACGGTCGGTGTCGGATGCACGGCGGCGATGGGAACTCCGGCCCGCCGACGGGCTCGGCGAACGGACTCAAGCACGGTGTCCGAGCCGACCCGACGAACCTGCGCTCGCACCTCGAAACCGGCGAGGAGGAGTTCTTAGAACAGCTCGTCGGGAGCTGGATCGATGTCGCCCCGTTCGGTCCCGATCACCCCGCCGTCGAACGTCTCGAAGTACTCGCCGTGAAAGCGATCCAGGAACGCCGCGGCGAGGGGGAGATCCTCAATGAGATCGCCGTCGACCAGCCGGTCGGCGTCTCGGACGAGGGGAAACCGGTAACTCGCATGGACGAGCATTACCTCGCGCGGTTCACCTCGCGACTGTCGAAGGATATTCGGATGGGACTCAAAGACCTGGGGTGCCTGCCTGATCCACAGACCGCGCAGGCGGCGGCGACCCGCTCGGCGGCGGAGATCCTTGCCGACGCGGTCGACCGGGCTAGCTCCGACGGGTCGGATGCATGACGCTCGATTACGGCACTTATATCGCGTTTCAACTGTGGATTAGCGACGAGGCGCGCTTTGGCTGTAACCAAAATCGACCGACGGCAGGCTTTCAGTTTCGCCAATATATTTAGTCTGTCACATGATGAGCATCATCACCTATCAGAATCATGAGTTCTGACACCGATCTCACCGACGACCGCGCCGACGAGATCGTGTCGATGTCTCGCTCCGAGCGCGTGGCCGCACTGTTCGGCTTCGAGCCCTTCGACTACCAGGTCGACGTACTCGACGACCCGACGCCGCGGAAGGCGCTTCGGTGGGGACGGCAGACCGGGAAGACCGAGACCGCCGGCGCGATCCCTGCCGAGTGGGTGCTCACCCACCCCGGCGAGGACGCGCTGATCGCCGCGCGGTTTCAAGAGCAGGCCGACGAACTCTTTCGCCGCACGAAAGCCCACCTCGAAGCGTTCGGCGACCCTGGCGAGATCGGCGTCGACTCGCCGAATAAGACGACGTATGCGTTCGACACCGGCGCGCGAATCCTGAGCCGGACGCTGAACACGACCGCGGGCGACGACTCCGACGAGAAAGGGTCGAGCGAACGCGGGAAAGTGCCATCGTGCATCGTAGTCGAAGAGGCGGCGCTCGTCGATCGCGATACCTACGACAAGGTTCTCCGGCCGATGCAGGCGACACATGACGACTTCGAGCTCGTGCTGATCTCGACGCCACGCGGCCAGCAGGGATACTTTTACGAGAAATGCACCGACGACCCGCGGTGGTCGGCCTCGCATGTCACGACAGCGGAGAACCCGGCTGTCACCGACGAGTGGCTCGACGGCGAGCGCGCTGACGTCGACCAGATCACCTGGCGGCAGGAATACCTCGCCGAGTTCCTGCCGACGAACTCCGATCCGTACCTCCCCGTCGACATCGTGCGCCCGGCTGTGGTCGCCGATGTCCCGCGCTCGGCGGACGCCCGCTCGTGGCTTGGTGTTGACCCGGCTGGGTCGGGCGACGACCGTTCGGCGTATGTCAGCGTCGACGAGCACGGTCACGTTCACGTCGAGGCGACTGTCGCGACCGAGACGACACCCGAAGCCCTCGGTCGGATCAAAGCGCTGGATCGCCGGCACGGGTACACCGAGATTCTTGTCGATAAGAACGGGCTCGGCACCGGCCTGTTCGACTTCGCGAACGAGGACCTGCCTCACGTCCGCCCGATGAACTTCAGTCCAAGCGAGCAAGAAGAAATGTGGCCGACGCTGAAGCGATCGCTCGAAGCCGGCTCGCTGACCCTGCCTGATCACGATCGGCTCACCCATGAGCTTCAGGCACTCGAATACTCGTGGACGCGCGGCGGGAAGCTTCGGGTTGACCATCCGCCGGGCGGTCACGATGATCACTGCGACGGGCTCGCTCTGGCGGTCTATGGCTGGCAGCGAGCGGAGAACCGCGGCCCGCGACGTCGGACGCGGCAGGGTGCATCCCCTCGTCAGCGCTCGCGTGTGCGCTCTCGCTGACTCGTAACTTGTTTATAAAAAACGGTTGATCCTGATCATGACGCAACTGTTTTTTATAAGTATTGGGGACGAAAGGCGATCATGCCAGAGGCCACACTTCCCCCGCGATTGAGCACACAACAGCAGTTCATCCTTTGCTGGTTATCGGTCGAAAAAGCCCGGTACCGCCGGGATTTGAGACAGCTATCGTGGGCTGTTGCCCACCAGTTCGATAGCGAGGGAGAGAGATTCAGAACATGGACGAAGTACCGGGGAAAGGTGACGAATCACACTCTCTCCGGGCAACACAGCGCGAGCTTCGGGCGGACGTTGCGACGGCTTGAGGAGCGGGAACTCATCGATCGGAGAGGAAGTAGCCGGAAACAGTTCTACCACGATTCCGAGGACGGCCTTTCAAGCAGGTGGGTGACCGGCACGAGGGGGATTGAACTAACCGCCGACGGCGAAAGCGTGGGCACTGAAATTCTACGACGAGAACGGGACGGCCGCTATGGACTGTCGTTCGATTTGATACCGGAGGACGACGAACTACCGGACCTCGTTCAAGAGCGATAGACGGCCTGAAAGTGACGTTCCGTATGTGCTATATGTCCCATATGACAAAACAGAAATAAGTACGAGAACCGGCAATACTGAATCAGTGAGCAGTAGCGATACCGGCGACGCCGACGCCGAACCGCGACCTGTCAGCGCCGAGGAGTTCGACCACGAGCTCCGTGGCGCGCGAGCGCTCCTCGATCCGAAGGACCCGCCGGACTCGTTTTTTGTCGTCGTTCAGGAGGACACGAGCCTGAACAGTCGCCAGGTCGTTCAGACCGACGAGCCCGCGGCGACGGACGCCGCGGCGATCTACGCGCTGCTCGCCGGGCACATCGAAGCCGTCGCCGAGACGACGGACACTGGATTCGTCCAAGCGGCGGCGATGGGTGTTGAAGTAGCGAAAGGGCTCTACAAACGGGGGTCTTGATCCGTGGGTTTTCGGTCCCGGTTCAACGCGGCACTCGCCGCGGCCTCCGATCTCGTCACGGACGACGTCGCGCCCCGGACGTCCTCGCGCTCGACGGGAGCGGCCTACCGCCGTGGTCGGCGTGCCGATCGGGTCCGCCCCTCGGTGCGCGAGTTCGAGCGAGACTGGCGATTATACCGCACGACGCCCCTGCTCCGGGCTCCTATCAACCAGTTCGCGGACGACGTGGTGTCGGCCGGCTACCGAGTGCAAGCCGACAGCGACGAAGCTCGCGACTACCTTAGCGAGTGGTGCGAGTCGGCGGCGGTGATCGCCGGCGAGCGGAACCGCGACCTGCGCGAACTCCTCCGAGGTATCCCGATTCAGACGGAAGCTAGAGGCCCGGCGCTGATCGAGCACGCCCCCGCTCGCGAGCGCGACGTGATCGCGGGGCTGACGTTCGTCGATCCGTCGACTGTGACAGCCTACAAACAACCTGGAACTGACATGCTCGTCCGTCCGGGCGACGACTACGAAGACGTCCCCGAAACGGATGACGGCGAGGCCGCGGCGTACGTCCAACACGAGGGCACGAACGATGAGCGCCGCCTCTCTCAGTCCGAGGTCACGAAGCTCGTGAACGACCCGGATGTCGGCGACGTATTCGGCACCTCGTCGATCGCCCCGATCGCCGACCGCGTCGAAGCCCTGCGCTCGAAGCTTCAAGACAACGAGCAGGCGATCGAGTCGCTGGCTTGGGGTCAATGGTTCGTCGGCTTCGACCCGTTGAAGCTCCGGGATACCGACGGCTCGGAGACGCTCGTCGAGTGGGATGATGCGGGTATGGACGACTTCATGGACGACCTCGAAACGATCGAGCCTGGCGATCAGGTCGGCCACGACGGCACGATCGACGTCGAGAACATTCCCGGCGAGGTCGCGGACATCCTCGAGTACTTGCAGTTCGACATCGACTGGATCCTCTCGGCGATGCCCGCCCCGAAGTTCGCTGTGGGGTGGGAAACTGACATCAACCAATTCGTCTCGGATAGCCAGGAACGCGCGCACGAGCAGCGCGTTCAGGCTATGAGACACCGGATTGAGCGCGCCCTCACCCCCGTTCTGAAACAAGTCGCGGAGGAAAACGGCTACTCTTCCGACGGCGTCGTGCTCCGACTAGAGCCGGAAGAGGAGACGAGCCCGATCCTCAGTCTCGACGACGAGGAGATCGAGCGCATCGAGCGCTACGCCGCGGCCGTCGATAGCCTCACCGGCCCGACCGATCCCCGGACCCTCGTCGACGACGCCGCCCTTCGCGACCACGTTCTCCAGCTCCCGGAGGACGCCGAACCTTCCGAGGACGACGCCAGCGGAAACGGGTTCGACGCCCGGTCGGCCACCGTCGACGAGACCGACCCGGAAGTGCAGCGCCAACCCCGGACGGCGCGTGAACTCCTCTCGGACGGCGGTTCGGACGACGACACCGAGACCGAGGACGGTGAGACCTCGTGAGCGCGGCGGCCGCCTCACAGTCGAACGGTCCCGCGAAGGTCGCCACGCTCGCCGGCCGGGAGGGCGCGGAGTTCTTCCGGCGCTATCGGCAGTTGAAGGGCGAGGCTCGCGACCGGATCGAGGACGGCGCGCTCGAAACGCCCCAAGGACGCGCCGCGTTCCTCCAGTGGTTTCGAGAACGGCAGGCCGAACTCCTCGCGGTCGGCGCGGGTGCGACGGCCGCGGGGGCCGTCGCCTCGCATTTCACGGTGGGCTATCTCACTCAGGCGTTCGCCTCAGGGTGGCGACAGGGCGCGCTCTCGCTGTCCGCGTCGGGTCGAAGCGTGGACGTCCCGGGGTCGCTCGACGCCGCGAGCGAGCAACTCTCGGCGTCGACGCCCGGCGCGACGGCGCGACGAGACGAACTCCTCGACAGCCAGCGGGTGCAACTCGCCGACCTCTCCCGTGACGTCGAGCAAGAGGTATCGCGTGTCGTCGCCGCGTCGGTTCGCGAGGGGCGATCGGCCCGCGAGGCGGCGACGGCGATCAACGGCCGCGTCGATAAGGTCGGTGTCACCCGGGCGCGTACGATCGCCCGGACCGAACTCTCCCGAGCGCACAGTGCCGCGGCCGCCGAACGGTATCGGACGAGAGGTGTCCGGCGTGTGAACGTGGTGAACCCCTCGCCGTGTCCCGAGATTTGCGCGCCGATCATAGCGGATAATCCCTACTCGATCGCCGAAGCGCGGAACCTCATTCCCGAACGCACGCACCCGAACTGCCTTTGCTTCATCGCGCCAGCGACTTGAAAACAATGAGTAACACACCCTACGACGTTCTGGATCGCGGCCCCGCGGTGCTCGTCGACGACCGAGACGACACCCACCTCGTCAATGGGGTGGCGATCGGCGAGGGCGACACCACGCGCGGCCTGTCGGGGAAGCCGACGTTCTACAGCGCGTCGGTGCTCCGCGACGCCGCCCCGCTGCTCGACGGCGTGCCGATCACCCGCGACCACCCGGGCGTCGAACAGACCGACGACGGCGTGCGCGTCGATCCACAGCCGCCGGTCGACGAAGTGATCGGCGAGGTGACTCAGGCCCGCTACGAGGACGGTGTGGGTCTCTTGTGGCAGGGCGAGATCGACGACCCGGAGATCGCCCGCCAGGTCGAACGTGGCCGGGTCGCGGTGTCCCCGATCCTCGGTCGCGAGCTCGATCGGTGGTCCGACGACCACGAGGCGTACCTCGCCAGCGAGATCACGGGCTTTCGCGACCTCGGTGTGGTCGCCCGGTCCGGGAGCCCGTCGGCCTCGATCACGCCGGGGGCGTCACCCACCGCGACGGCCGCAATGAGCGCCGACGCCCTCGCCGCGGCGTTCGACGACAACCCAAGGAGAACCATGTCAGACGACAATCCCGACGACGACCGAGTAGAACAGTTAACCGAACAGCTCGAAGCCGAACGCGAGCAGCGCGAAAGCCTCGACGAGGAGAACACGGAAATGAAGCAGGTGTTCGCCGACGCCCTCGCCGAGCAGTCGCCCTTCGACGCCGAAACGATCGCCGAGCGCTTCAGCTTCGAGGAGATCAGCGAGAGTTTCGACGGCGAACCCGCTGAAGCACTCACCGTCGAACCGATCTCCGGCGGTTCGGGCGGGGGTTCGAGCGCCGAGACTGGCGTCGACGCCCTCTCACGAGACGAGAAAGAGCGCCTCGAAGTGCTCACTGAACGCAAGCGACTGATGAGCAACCGCGGTCTCGACAGTCATGTTGAGAAAATCGAAGGCGAGATCGAGGCGCTCGTCGGCACCGACGGAGGTAGCAACTAATGCCCGAAGTCTATCCAGGAGCAAGCAAGTACCGTCATTCTGACACTATCCCCCACGAACTCGGGTCGTCGGCGGCGTCGCGCGGCGACGTCATGGCCATCGGCGCGTCCGGGACGCTCGTCCAGACGACCGGCAGTAATGGCGTTCTCGGCGTGCTTCAGTCGGCGACGACGAACGACGAGGGAGACCTCGGTCCCGGCGACCACGAGGACCTCGCCGAGAGCGGCGACGCCGTGGCTGTGGTCATGCCCGGCAACGTGGTTCGCGCGAGCGTCGAGACCGGCACGGCGGCGGGCGACGAACTCGACGCCGGGGCGTCCGGTCAATTCGTCGCCGCCGCGAGCGCCCGCGGCGACGCGGTTGCGATCGAAGCAGTGGACGGTGACGGGTTCGCGCTCGTCTATTTGAGGTAACTATCAATGGCTATCACTAGTGCGGACGTCGTTACGGAAGAGGACTTTGCGGCCGTGGTCGAACAGGCGGTCGAAGAATCGCGGGGGTTCCGAGAGGTGTTCCGCGAGTATCCGGTGAACGCCGGCGAGGGGCCGACGGTGGACATCCTCGAAATGCCCGACGCGAACGACTTCTTCGACCCCGAGGATGTCCAAGACATCGACGAACTCTCGGAGTACCCACGCGCCGACCCCGAGAAACTGTCGAGTCAGCAAGTCAGCGTCAATAAGGAGGGTTTCGAGACCGCGATCTCCGACGAGGCCGTGGCCCGTGGAAAAGTCCAAGAGCAGCTCAATATCGCCGCGAGCATGAGTCGTGCTTACGGCAAGCACTTGGACAACGTGGCCGGGAGCCTGCTCTTAGGCAACCTCCGAGGGACGTCGGTCGGCGACGACAACGACGACGGTGTCAGTTGGGAGAATCTCGTGTCCGCCCGAACCGTGCTCCGGGCCGACGACTACGAGCCCACGCACCTCATCCATGAGCCACTCGGGACTGAAACTCTGCTGCTCAATCCGGACATCACCTCTCGGAGCACCGACATGTCCGACGAGGCTATCCGTACCGGAGCGCTCCCGCCCCTACTCGGTCTCGAAACCATCGAAGTTACTGCCGGCGGTCTCGGCGACTATGAAGCAGTAATGTTGGATCGTAGTCAATATGGATATGAAGCTACCGAGGACATGATGGACTCGGTCGATTCCTACCGGATGGACGACAAGGACGGCACGGCGTACAAGCTCCGAGAGTTCAAAGGGTGGAAAGTGATGGACTCAATGGCCGCAGTCCTCATCGAGGGCTGATTCATGCCCCGAGTCACGCCCCCCGACGTCCGCGGGGTGATTGAGACGGACCTCGCCGAAGCCGAGATACAGCCCTACATCGACGACGCCGCCATCGAGATCGACGAGCGCGTGGCCACCGCCGATGTGGATTATTCGGATGTCCGGCTCTCGAAGCTCGAAAAGTACCTCGCCGCGCACCTCGTTCGCTTCCTTCGCGAGCGCCAGGAAGGAAAACAGACCGTCAGTCAGGGGTCGGCACAGTTGACCACGGACTACACCGGTGCCTTCGGCGAGGGCTTGCTCGCGACGTCGGCTGGCCAGGTCGTGCTCGATACGGACATCGAGGACGTGTTCGCGACGCCGGGCACCGACGACGAGGCCGGCCGGTTCGTCTCGCGGTCGCGCTACGTCCGTACGATATCTGGGTCGGACTCGGTGAGCGTCGAGAACGCGGAGCAACCACGGTGATCTCCCCATGAATCAGCCCTCGGACGACGACCACGAACCACGCTACTCGCCGATTCTCGTCCGACAAGAGCACCGCCAAGAGGCAGAACGGATTATTCGGTGGCTCGAAGCCGAAGACGACGAGCGCGACGCGATCGAGGCGTTCAGTCAATGAACAGGAAGGCGAGAACGACCACGGGGCCCTTTCGTCGCACGGGGCGTGCTGGCTTCGCTCGCGACACCTACACCGACGGCCATCGAGCGCAACGCGCGCGAACTGTCGCGGAGACGGGGATGCCACCCGCCGCGACGACCAAGCGCGCCGACCGCTCACAGCGGCCTCGGTGTGGCGCCGCGACGGAGCTAGCGCGCCCCCGGCGACCGGCAGTCGACTCGCTCTCAGCGACGAGGGGGGTCGTGGCTGCCGGTTCGGTCCGTTCGTTGTTCGGTCGTCGTTGCTTCGGCGATCGGGGTCGTCATAACCCCCAGCCGGCGGTGGGGCGTCCCCCGTGTGTGGCATGCGGGGCACGCGCGGCGTCAGCAGTGACGCCCGCGGAATAACACCGGAACCCCGGCCCGAGGGGAAATATCGGGCATCCGCATTCACGCTACAGCGACCGGTGAGCGCGCGGCGGAAGAGCGAAGTGACAGCGCAAGGAAACAACCATTGATATGAGCTACCAAATACGCGACCTCCCGAAGGAATTCGAGGGAACGTGTGACCGCCAAGGGTGTGAGGACGAGGCGACGAAAAACATCAGCACGGTAACGCCGATGGAGCCGACCGATCGGGACGAGCCCGCACCGACGATGGATTCAGAGGAGCTGAAGATCGTGCCGGTCTGTGAGGCGTGCGCCGACGAATACAATCGGAACCTCGCCTATAGCGAGGGACCGTCGTCGGTGAACGGCTTTCTCGCTACCGAGAAATAA